TTATTTTCAGAGATAGTTTTAACTATTAAAGAATGTATATTCATTTATTAATTCCTTTATATTTAGATATATAAACTTTAATGTTCCTAACCCCATAGTTATATTGTGTATAGGTTGAACAATTTAAAGTTTATATATTTAAATAGTATTGGTGAGCCTATAAGACTATTGAAGTTTCTCAGCTATGGTAAGCTGTACCGCTTGTCCTTTATGGAGTACATAGAGGATTCTAGGCTCATTATATAAATATACAACCATAGGACTTCCACCTATGGATGATTATGATAGTTTTTCATGTAGAGCTCAAAACTGGTATTATCAGTATATGTTCATAATCTACTCTCGTTAGCGTCTTTTTACCATCATCTTGGTTTAGATTTCGCCATTGTATATACTGGACTTATCAAGGATGTAGTTGCATCTGATATAGGAGAGTTAATGCCATATCATGCCAGTAATTAATTATACCACTTAAATAGGGGCAGTTAAGAGGAAGTGTTTTTAGGTTTTGAAAGGAGGTAAAAAACTATAGTGTCTAATTTTAAAAAGAGGGGTAAATATAGACTCTACGAACTGCCCCCATTTAAGGAGTATGATAAAGAAATCAGATATTAAATACCTGATTTCAACTATATTATTTAGTGTCTGTTAGCATAACTCTGTTTTGAAGTCCTGTAGTACCTAAAGCAGAGTATGGAACAAAGATTGTTGTAGTATCTCCTTTACCAATAGCATTGACAAGTTCTTGTTGAACTTCAAGTTTACGAAGTTCTAAAAGTTCTGGAGTAATACCATCTGCAATAGCTTTATTGTAATCTTTGATACGTTTAGCTTCTTGCATTTTAATACGATACTCTCCTTCAGCAACTTTTTCTTTACCTTTAAGTTCTGTAAGGCGTACTTGGACATCTGCTTGAGCTTGTTTAATTTCAAGTTCTCTTTTAGCAGCAGCTTCAATAGCTCTATCAATCACATCAGGATAATCTAATTTACCTAAAGCCACATCTGTAATAATAAGAGGTGTAGGTTTAAAGGATTTAAGTGTTCTTTGATAAATATCAGCAGAGATATGATTAAAGTTATCATTTACATCTCCGATGTTATACTGACTTAAAACCTCTCTGGCAATTTTATTGACAAGCATTTTCCCATAAACATTATAAACTTGTTTAAGTGAAATAGTTCCACTCTTATTTGGTTTAATGTCATTAAATACTGCATTCAAAGATTTAGGTTTTTCACCCATACGAAGTTGAAAGCGGATTTGAGCAACAAGGTTCATATCGTCTTTCATTCTTACTGTTACTTTTTCATTAACAGTATGTGTTACAGTTTCAACAAGTACAAGATTACCATGTAAACCTACTGTTACTTGTGATGGAGGATAGACTTCAGGATGAAATCCTTCTCTATCTAATACTTTACCTTTTGTTCCTTGTGGGACTGTTTCCCAACATCCTGTAGTCAGTAGCATTGTAGCAATAAGACTGATACTTACTAGTATTTTTTTCATTCGATAATATCCTTTTGTATTTTTTGGTTAGCTTTATTAGAGCGTTGTTCTTCTAATAACATACGTTCCTCAAAGGAAAGTTTAGATGTATGTACAATATCAGATGAATCTGTAGTAGTATCATACTCTATAGTACGAAGTTGTTGTGTTTCAATACTTCGTTGTACAGAATTTGTACCATCATATTTAACAGGAGACATTAGCCAAAATAAGACTATTGTAATCCCAAAAAATAAAGCTGTTTTAAGTTGTTTTTTCTTTACAAAGAAATAAACTCCATATAGTAATCCTATAGTTAGTAAAAGTTTAGCTATAGGAAACCAAATTAGTGTAATATTCATATTTATCCTTATATAAATAGATGTGTTTTAAGGGGATTTAGAGGGTTTAGGGTACGCTTAGGGAAAATTAAAGGTTTTGAGGGGTATAGTCTTTAGGGTTAGCACTTTTGTATATCTACCTAAAAAGCCTATTTAAATCCATTGTGGTATACTTACCAAAAAGGATATATCATGGCTTCATATAAAGATAGAATAAATTTACTGCAACAGAATAGAGAAAAGTTTTTTCCTAATGCTTTAACACCTCAAGGAATGCTTGGAACTCCTAATGCTTTTAGTTCTTTCCAAACACCTATACCTAGACCTGATTTACAAAATGTAGTTACACCATTTTCTGTTCCTACAGGACCTTTTGCTTATACCCCTGAAAATATGATGTCTGCTTATTCTACTAAAACAGCCCCTAAAGGGTCTAAAACTATCAAGTCTACTCAAGGTAAGCCTAATAGAAATAGACCTGCTTTAAGAGGTAATTATGACCCTACAATGAGTGGTGTTATAGGAATACCAGGAGTACCTGGAACATCTGTACCTGCTGGTAGAGGTAGAGAGATTTTAACACCTAATAGAGTTACGCATCAGAATAGATTATCTATGCTTAGTCCTGAATATAGTGATGACCAATTCGGACCTCAATTAGGTATTGATTACTAAACTAGACCACCTAGTTCAGCAAGCATCTCATCTTCACTAGCTAAATCAGCAAAACATTGTTGATACTCATAGTCTAGTCTTTCTTGTGCTCCAAGTTTACTAAACTCTACAAGGTCTTCGACATACCATCGTTGACCTTTGACGTGTTCTGTCCATTCCTGTTCAGATTCTTCAGCTTTTTTCTTTGAAAGTGCTGTAATAAGAGTGTCTACATCTTCTGTTTTCATATCAGAAGTGATAGCCAACTCTTTAATTTTTAATGACTTTGCTTTAGCTCTTCTATAAGCTAATGCTAATACTTCATGGTTTCTTTCATCCACAAGAACTCCTTAATAATGGTTTAGGCTTTTATTGCCTTTTCACAAAGCACGAACTCGTTTCGTGGAAATGACCAGTCGGAATACTTGGGAGTATTAAGAGGTCGAAACCTCGGTAGAATCTACAGCTTAGAGCTGTAACTAGAATATACATCAAACTATAATAGTATCCCATCACAACTTGGTGATGGTAATACAAGCTTTCAGTATACCTAGCAAGAGAATCCTAAGATTCCCTCACTAGATTTACTTATCCTTTTTCTGTTTTTGTTAGATAAATGAGCATATAACGCTCTTTATCATATTTCTCAAGCATTGCTATAGCTAACTTGATACCACAACCATATGCCCCTTCTAAGGTATCTACATGTACATTATTATACATAATCTTATAAGTACATACAGTACCTTCTTTTACCTTCTTAGTTTTTGGTTTTACTCTTACAGCATGTATCTGTGCAAGTAATACCTCTCTATTTATGTTTACAGATACTTCTAACATTTAATTATCCTCCTACTATAAAGAAGTCTATACCTATAGGTATAAACACATATACTATTAGTGCTATCAACACACCTGTAGTAATCACTAACCCTATAACCTCATCTTTCATACTTACTCCTTATCTAAATAATAGCTCATGACCAGCTATATCATATAATGTTTTATCAGTTAAATATTCATAATCCCATTCACTAAATAAATAATCTATAGCTTTATACTCTTTCTTAGTAGGTATATATGTTAAATCTTTTCTAACATAAGTACCCTTAAAACAGTCAAAATTAACTTTTAATATTTTAACTGACTTATCATACATATTTGCTACTTCATTTCTCATTTCTTACCTTTCCTACATTTAGAACAAAACTCTGTATAACCAGCACTAAACTGACTAGCTAATATCTCATGCTGTTCATCACAACCACTACATAGAACCAAGTATCTTCTTCTTTTAGAAGGTGATTTTTTATTAGCATATTTCATACCTAAATCTTTAATAAAAGTTAACATTTCATACCTTCTCTATTTCATCTTTTTCAAAATACCACCAATCACTTTTATCTACCATATACACACAATACTCAAGAAATCCTGAAGTATCTATACGAATAACTTCGCATATATCTCCTATGTTATAGTATTCTTCTATACCCTCTGGTAAACTAAGGATTCTAACCATATCACCTACATTTATCACTTCTTTTTTCTTATCCTTAACACAAGTCTTTTCATGCTCAGATACATTACTAGAATCCTCATGAGCATAGTCACAATGACTACACTCCCACTTTAACATATTACTAAAAATATTAGGCTCTTTATCACTCATCTGTATCAGCCTTTTCTATTTTATATTTTAAACCAAAATGTTTAGGCTTTAATTGAGACATTGACATGAAAACAGCTAATGCAGCCCACCAAGGACTACCATCATAAATAAATACAATAAAAAAGAAACCTATCCAAACCAAACATTCATATAATATTGTATACACCAAAAACATTATTAATTTAAATTTTTCATTCCTAATCATATTTTCTCCTTCAAAATCTTATAAAGCTCTACTAACTCTTCTATACTTGCATTTTCTAAATACCAAGTCCATTCATCTTTAAACCCTCCTGTATAACTACCATACTTTTTTAGCAAAGCTATCTCCATATGGTTATAACTTACATACATACCCCGAAGCAATGCTTCAAGGTCCTGTCTATCTAATACTATATTAATCTTTTCCATATTACTTTCTTTTACGGCATCAAAAAGCTATCTGAAGCTTCTACCATCTCTCTTGTACCCTTACCATCAATTAACTCAGGAAGAGGTACTCTCATACTACCTACATGCTTCTCTACTACTTCTTTCATAGCATTCTCATACATGTTTGTACTCTGCTCAATAATAGCTGCTTTCTTATAAGTAGCTCTAACTTGATGCATATCATTAGGATGAGTATAAAACTTATCATGTTTAAGTAATATAGCTCCATCAAGTTCATTTACTACCATTCTCAATGACCATCCATCAATCATATGTGTTATGTTTGCATACAATCCTCTAGTCTTACTGTCTTCATAGACAGCCTCACCCTTAGCTGATAACAATAATGGCATATCTCTATGCACTGTAGTTACTGACCATCCTTTATCAGATGTCATATCTAATCCATATACTTCTAATTTAACAGATGGACTATATGCCACAGACTGACACTTCCATCCGTCTATAGCTGTAAACATTAGACTAGTGTTCCTACTGTCATATACAATAGTTCCCCAGTCTGCTATAGCTGTAATATTAACCGCTTCGGGACCATAAGCTTTAAATACTTTTTCACTTACTTCAATCTCAGTTATTTTAACACCTGTTTTATCTGTAAGCACCTTAGCTATAGTCTTAATAGTACTACCATGTAATAATGGAGTATTAATCTTTTTAGCTATCTCTCTACTTAGACCAAAAGATTTACCCATAGTTTCATGAGCATCTTGCACAGTCTTTAATCCCCCAATATTGGAAGCTTTCATACTCTTAACAGAGTTAAAAGCTAATCCTGCATGTTGCAATCCACCAGTTGTACACGTTTTGTTCTATATGTTTCGTTAATACATATACTGTTATAATATTACCTATCTTCCATGATTTTTATGGTATCCATACTTAATTTCAGCAGCAGCTCTCACACTACATGCTTCTTTAAAATCTTTATACCATCCTAATACTTTTCTTTTACCATTAACACCAATTCTTACTTTCCAACGTAAACCACCATCTCTAGCATAAGCTACAGTTACTCCTGTAACTCCGCTAGTATTATTAGATTGTTTACTGTGATTTTTAGCATTAACTAATGTACTTACATTTCGTAAATTACACCATTTATTATTTAAACCATTACCATCTTCATGGTCAATTTCAACAGGTAAATAACCTGTCACATATAACCATATTAACCTATGAGTTTTATAAGTTTTACCTTTAAACCTAACAGTTCTATATTTCAATCCTTCTTTATGAGTAGTACTTATTGTACCAGCTTCACAAAACAATTTTGATAGTCCATTATTGTCGTTAGCACTTCTTTTTATTCTCATAAATATACCAGTAATTTTATTATAATTAAAGTATTCTTTTATCATTTCTTGTGTAATCATTTTTACTCCTTTAACGGAGATAGGTTTAACAGCTCATACTCTCATATGAGACCAGACTATATCTTCATCCATAAGGATGTTCCGCACTTCAAACTCACTTGAGTCTTACAGATTTCATTATCTGTTCTAGATAGTATATCTTAGTCGTTGAACCTTCAAACTCATCCCTGAGTAAGCTTGGCTGCTGATTATCCATTATAACAAACACTTAGGATTTAACCTTATGTTTATACTTTATATTTTTTCTACTTTCGTAACATTCACACTTACAATCTCTTGCTATGTTGTAGTTATAAAGTCTTTAGGACTTTCCAGCAATTCACGGAATTTAATTCCTACTTAAGTAGGCAATGCATATTACTATACAAAGTGACTTATACTAAATCAAAACCTAACAAGAATCTACTAGGCTCTCCTCTCTCTGCGAGATTAATAGCACTCAACAATCTTGTATTATAAAATCTCTCACCAAAGTCAAAATCTCCTTTATGAAGGAGAATATCTTTAACCTTAGCTTCATTCTTATCCCAATACTTCAATGCTTGTGCATGGTTCTTTCTACCTGTAGCTAATACTACAGCAGCCCATATAAGGTCATTCTTACCATTCTCATCTATAACCTTAGCATCAGCTAATTCCCACATATGAGTCTCAAAGCTATCACCTTGTGGATTAATACCCAACATAGTCAATTCATAATACACTCTACGTCTTGTATCATTCCAGTTAGACAAATACAACCTATCTATACCTTCTAACTCTTTAATAATACTAATGTATCTTTTGATACGTTCCTCTAGAAGAATAGGGTCTTCTTTCTTTTGTTTAACAGTTTCTTTATACCACTCTGTCTGTTGATAATATTCTCTCAACTTAGTGTCACTAACCCTTACTAATCTAAAAGCTATAGAACTAAGTCCTTTCATGAACTGTTTCTCTGCTCCTGTAAGCTTCATAACCTTTGCACCTGGCTTACCATGTACAGCAGGACTAAGAAGCTCTCCTGGGATAGTATGAAGTCCTCTAAGTATATCTTTCTTAGACTCTTCCCCATTAAAATGTAAAGATATTTCTTTACGATATACAGTTTTACCGCTCTCTGCTATATATCTATTTACCTTAGATGTCCTTTTAATTACATCTTGACTTACTAAACCATTTAACAATGTCTTAGCTAAGATAAGTTTACTCTTCTCTTGCATATAAGCAGAGAGATTCTCTCTTACAGTTTTATAAGTAGGTAGCTTATAACTAAGCTTTGCAATAGCTCTTGTTTCAAGCATACTCCCTTGAAGTTTACTCATCTCATGAGCCAGTTTAACATCTACACCATCATTAGATAAGAACTCATTTACTACTATAGCAAATGAAGGGTCTTTACTTTTACCAAGCACTTCCATACTTAACTCATCATTCTTAAACGCTACTCTAATTGCTTTTACCATACTAACTATTATCTCTGTTTTAACTTGTATCATTAATTATCCTTTAGATATTGATATTGATATTGATATGCCTATACAAGCTTGTTTCAAGGAGTCAAGCCTCCATACTACACTATCTATTGAAACTCTATAGTCCCATCCATAAACTCATCATAAGTATAAGTTTTATTATCTTTAGGTTCTGAAGCATGTTGCTTTCTACTTAAAGTACTATATCCAGTAGCAATACGAATATAAGCTAAATCATCTTTACTTTCTTTTATCATTTCTTTAACTCTTTTCTCAGAAAGTATATTAAGCTGTGCATATACTATCACACCACACTTTCTTAATATATTTAATACATCAAAAAACTCCTTATAAGAAGAAACACTTACCCACTTCTGTGCAACAATAGCTTCATCTAAATCAAAAACCATACTCTTACATACATCCACTTTACCATCTTCCTTAGCTTTAGCTATCATATCATGTATACCCATGCTACACTCCTTCAGTTTCAAATACACTACGTTCCCATGTATTCATCCAAAAATCTACCTCTATAACAAGAGTAAGACCATTAGTTAATTCAACATAGTTTAATCCTTCTGAAAGAACTACCTTCTCCCAAAACTCCTCTGTATCAAGTAAAGAAGAATCTTCCTCTACTTGTTCATCATAATACATCACTCCCTCAGGAAAGACACATACATATCTATTTCTACTTACATCTTTACTTGCCATCGTACACCTCCACAGCTCTCATAACTTTATCAAAATCATGAACCTTTGAATCTTGAGGTTGAATGCATTGAGTTCTATTTACAGCTATATAACCATTAGATAATCTCACATACATATCACCTTTAAACCTATCAAATTTCATATTCAATTCTCGTTTACTATAAGGAAAACATCTTCCATTAACTTTTTAAAGTTAAACTATCATGTACCTCAATCTTATTATCCTCTAAACTTTGTTTTATAATATCACTTATCATAACTACTCCACATTACTTTCTAGGGCTAACTGCTCTAAATCTTCTCTACTTAATGTAGTCAAATCTCCATATACTCTAATAGCCTCATCAAAATTCATACCATTAAAACTTGGATGACTTCCTCTAAGATATTCATCTATAGGAACACATCCTTTACTTCCAACAGCATCGAGAATATATATAACACCATTATTAACTTTATCTTTATAGTTAGATTCTTTAACACCAGATATAAAAGACAATACTACAGAATCTTCTTTACCAGTCTCACCTGAACCATTCCAACTTCTACCATAAGTATTTTTACAGTATTCTCTTAATGTAGTATCCACACTATCAGGTATTAATACTCCCTTAGTTACTTCAATCTTACCATCTTCTTTTGCTTTATTAATTATGTCATTTATCACTTTATCTTCTTTATTTACTAGTCTTAGCTAATGCTATTAAATCATCTTTAGATAACGTCTCTAAATCCCCATATACCACTAACGTATTAGCAGTATTCATGCCTTGATAAGACTTACCTATTTCTTTATTCTTATGGCTATATCCATACTTTAAATAATCAACTAAAGGCATAGCTACACCTAAACCTTTCTTAATAATATAAATTACACCATTACCATTTCTTTTCCTATCTCTATTATCCTTATACTCTTCAGGAAAACTAAACACTATACTAGATATAGGGTCTTTAGTATCATGCCAATCTCTACCATTATTCTTTTTCTCACACCAACCATTTAAACTAAATAATTCAAATTCTGGTATAAGTAAAGACTCATGTACCTCTATATTCCCATCATCTATAGCCTTAGCTATCATACTGTTTATGTCCATCTTATTTGCCTCCTACGACTGTTATTACTACTAGAATTATCACAACACCTATTACTACTATAATACCTTCTAATACTCTATTTATAACCTTTTGTTTAGCTAATCCCTCAACCTTTAACCTCTGCTCTTCTTTAGCATTAGTTTCTACTATCTCATCTAATACCTCTTTCTGTTCTTTAGTCATACTTCCTCATTTCAAAGAAACTCTCAACTTCCTCATATGGTGTGGTATACCATCCTTCAGCTTTCTCCACTTTTTCAACACTTAATATATACCCATCACTCATACTTATAGCTATATATTTATCTTTTTCTAATATCTTTTCAGCCTTATTTCTATTTCTAGGATTAACCTCTTTATGAGGATTACATATTTTATAGCACTCAACAGCTTTTTCTAAATTATCAACCAAAATAAATCTTTTATAATCACATATTTCTGCTTCAGTAAAATCAGAGCTAACCTTACTTACATCAACTTGACCTACCTCTTCAATAATATCCTTGATAGCATCATGTATTTCCATCATTAACCTCCTTAATCATCTCAGCTATAGTATTACCTATACCTCCCATCTCTTCAGCCCCTCTTAAAACTCCTGCTTTATATCCATCTATATAAGACATACACATAAGTATTATCTCACTATCTTTTAGACTATACTCAGCATACTCCTCTCTTATTATAAACTCTATCTCTTCTTTAGTTAATTCAGCCATTACCTATACTCTCCTTCAGTTCTTGTTGAAACTTTCTTATATCATCTCGTATCTCTTCATCTTCACCTAAATCCTCTGATAAAAACAAATCCCCATCATCAAAAGCAGCATCAATAACATCAATCAACGCTTCTCTTAATCTTCTTTCTTTTTTACCCATCTCCTCTATCTGTCCCATTTCTATTCTCCTTTATTATCTAATAGATGTACTATATCTTCATATAACACTATCTTATACTTACCATCAGTCTCAGTTTGTTGTATCTATACCATTTCTATAAAAAGATTTAACAACTTCAATACATTGGTCAGGACCATCTACAACTATAAAACAATATAAATTCCTGACTTCTTCTAATGTCAATATCTTCTTCCTAACACCTACCTCTGCTATCGTATCACTTATCATTGTATGTATATTCATCATATCTCCTTTAATTCCATTGTCCAGGAGGAACAAAATCACTCCCATGAGGATGAGGTTTCTTCTTAGCTAAAGCACCTAATGGAAACAACACAGGTGCTATCCATACCACTTTCTTTAACAATTCTCTTCTATCCATTACTTCTTTCCTTTAGTATCCATTCACATGCTTCATAAACTCTTGTAGACTTAAAAGATATATAGCTATCTCCTATAAACTGAACAACTCTTTTATTATTTTTATATACATCCACTTGAGTCTGTCTCTCAACAATTTCATACCCTTGACTTAATCCCCACTTCTTACACTTACGAACTAATTCATCTAAATGAATAATAGAAGAACCATGATAAGTACTGTTTTTACTATACTCTAAATATGTCCCTGAAAAATCAAACTCATCTCCTACGTTACAATAAGTAAATTCTTTAATATCTTTACCTAATACAGCACTCAATACTTTTTTATTTATTTCTACCATTCTTTTTCCTTTTTTATTTACCATATCTAACAACCTTGCTGCACCACAAGAGAAGTCTGACTCTATTGTCTGTCCTTCACTAACAGGACATCCTTTACCATTACATGCTGTATTCTTTACACTCCCACATTCATCTGAATATGGACATGATGTATTTGCTGGAATTCTTCCATTAACAAGCTTACTCATTATTTCTCCTCCTCATTTTGTATAATAAAGAATTTAGCTCCCTTATCTAAACCCCAATTTTTGGGACTTATACCCATACACATAGTTTTATATCTTCCCTTATACCCATCTCGTTCTATATACACTGTAGCTGTATCTTTATTATGAGTCTTTCTTCTACCATTAGGAACAGTTCTACGATACTCTTTCTCAGCCTCCTCCTGACTAACCTCTCTATACAAACTCTTCTTCTCTTTAGGTTTATACACCACTATTTTATTTTCTTCTATAGCATCTGCTATAATATCAGCTATCATCTTCTACTCCTTTATCTATTATTTTATATGCCCAAAAAGCTATACCTAAACTACCCATACCTAATAAAAATAGTCTCATTACAATCATATTAATTTCCCATGTTATATACATAGTTAATCCCATACTTATAGTAAGTATAATTCCCACTACAACCAATGCATCTATAAGTGTATCTCTTACATTATCGTTCATTTCACATTCCTTTTATTTTTAAATACCTTATATCCATTAGCAAACCATAGAGAGTAAAACTTACCCCATGGTGTATTAAAAGGATATACTCTTTTAAATAACTCAGTCCTGCCTACTAAACAAGCATAGCAATACCCTATCTCTGAACCATACAACCTATTACCAAGTTTAAACATAACCACCCTTCTTCTGTAACTGTGAAGCCAAACTTTCACACTCTTTAACCATATAAACTACATCATATTCTTGTTCATTTGTCACTTTAACTCCTTTAGTTACTTATACTGCTAGATACCATCACAGATACCACATAACATTTTCTCCATGCTTCAAGATTCTCTTGAGCAGAATAATATGTTTTAGTTTTCATACTCTTCTCCTTTAATAGTTTCTACCAGGTATAGGTACATTCATTGATATACCTACCACTTGTTGAGGTTTATCACCTAAGCTCCATACCTTCTCCCATCTATTATGGAACATCCAACTGTCTCATTCAATATGGGAGATTGTATAGTCCCAACTCATGTCTATTGTTTCTCTTAAATATCTACAAACATTTATACCTACAATTATTCTTTTCATTACTTATCTTCCTTTCTATTAGCAAACATTAATATTAACATAACACTTAACATTGATGTATGCACTATAAGTGCTATTCTAATAGCCCTTAAATCCTCTATAACTATCAATAAATCATTTTCCATATTACTTCCTTCCATATTTTGATGAGGCTATAAACCTCATCATTGTTAAAGACTTCCAGTTTCCTGTAAGTTCTTAATATCTTGTGCTGTATAAGGATTACTAGCATCCTCACTACATAACTCTTTCCAGTACTCTTTAACCTTACTAGCACATGTATTTCTCCAAACTAGACTGTGACATACCCAATACTTTTTTAATATATGAATGTGTTATCTTCTTCCCATTAGGGAAATGTGCCAAGTATCCGTAGAGTACCTTAGCACCATCAATAAGTACACTTCTGTCTATTGTCATTACAACATTGTCGAACTTAGTATAGTTCTGTTTAGGCATATATCTATATATAATCATTTAAACCCTTTAATCCGATATGGATATAGTTAATTATACTGTAATCTTTATAGTATACCTTCTATATTTCCTTTCATATAAAAGTATTCCCACCCCCTAAAATGTAAGGGTTCTAAGACCCCATAGATTTTAATGCCTTAAAATGTAAGGGACTATATAAGAATACTATTTATATAAGACCAGACTCAAGCTGAGAACCCACACCATATCTCAGACTCAACCCAACCATATCTGTAGATATATTACTCTTTAGGGAGTATTTAGGGTTGAGGAATATAGGTGTTTTAGTTAAGTTGAGAGTAGTATAAATGTTAATAAATTACACAAATCATGCAAAATCAATACTATCCTACCCCTCTACCTCACACGAGGAGAGTTAATCTCTTAGTTACCCATACCTTGCCTACCCTAGCCACTTTTAAGAGCTTATATTCCATCCTAAAACTTCTTTTTCTTAAACACTCGTCCACCTACATTTTTACAATGTCCCAACTTCTTTGAAGCAGGACCACCTTGGAACTTACAGCACCATGCACTATGCCCTCCTGTCTTAATACCTTTAGTCCACAAACATGTACACCCTTTACAGTACTTAGGTACTTTGTTTATGTTTCCCATCATCTACTCCTTTATAGTTTAAATTTACACCTGCTCGTTTCACTCGCAGACTCTATACATCTTCTCTGCATCTCTTCTTCCCTAAAGGGATGTTAGAATGCTAGTTAAAGATTAGGTTAGTATACTGCCTCTCAGAGGAGAGAGACAACTAACCTATACTAAGCCTTGACTACAAAGACTTTAGCTATTTCTACCGCAGCCTCATCCTCTGTAGACCCAAAGAGTGAGATATAGTTCTTAACCTTCTGCTGGAACTTAGCTAAGGTAATCTCTTGGAGAGGAACATCCAGTACATCTTCAGCAATGAGGTCCTTAGCTTTCACTATCAAATCATCCACCAAGTTAATCATAGCTTCTGATGCTGCTCCTTTGAATTGAACAGTATCTACCAGTCTACCTTCTCTTGCTGCTTCACCTACCACAGTCTTATGCCATGATGCTGATACAGACTTAGCACCTAATGTAACTAATGCTATAGAAGTAGCTGCCATCTCCAGTGCTGACCTACCAGTACTCTTGATAGTCTCTTCTCTCACTGCTTCCTTGAACTCTTTACCTGTTATGAGGATATTACCCCATGTTTTAACTGTTTTTGCCATTTTAACTCCTTATGGTCTTAGTGTGTTCTGTTCTCTTATTAACCTAGAGTAAGGTGATGTTGTAAGCACCACAGAAGGTCCACAATAGACCCTCTAACTGCTTATACTGTAGCAGGTATAGTAAGGATAGGTACACCTGTTCTATCACGCTTAACATACACTCTAGGCTGTGGTATACTGATACCCCTATCGTTATGTGTACACTGTACCTGTGGTAGTGCTACTGTTGTTTTATGTGCTGCTGCTGTGGCTACGTTGCTGTTTACTAAATGTATCATGATATGCTCCTTTAAAGCTATGATGTGTGATGTTAGCCTAATGAATGGCAAGCTGTGATGTAATGGGTCCCATACACTTAGTACGGGGGGTATACCCAAGTGTGAAGTCCCAAACCCACACCACTGCACCTCTACACAGAAACTATAATTCCTCCTATAGTTTATAACTTTTTCTTATGTATTACATTCTCATAAAAAATATTATATTTTCTCTATAGAAAAAACTGATATACTATATTTTAATTACTATTTTCAAAGGACAGATATGACTGTACAGGATGGATATAAAGAAGATATGGAGAAGTATAGATTACAGATTATTAGGTATGTTTCCCTAAACAAACCCTAAAGGTTATGGTATACTGTGCCTAAAAAGGATTAGATTTGATAACATTGGATAGTCTGAAAGCTTCTTTACCTAGGAATAGGAGAGGAACAGTTACACAGGAAACTGTCAATAATATTAATGGTATAACCTCTGAAGAAGGAGAAGAGTTCTCTGAAGCATATAGGGATAACTTTATTAGCTATACAAAAGTTCTAGCTTCTGGAGAGTATAAGCTTAGTGATTATATATCTGCTGTAAAGTTTGTTAGTTTCAAGCTTATGGAAGAGAGTAATATAGATGCTTATATGAAAACCTTCCCTGAGAGGTATGGTAGGTTACTTAGTAAGTATAGAGAATTTGGTACTCTTGAAGAGATACGGGATAAAAAAATATCTGCTTATGCTACTATGTATAATAAGAATAAACTGGTATATCATATCTCAGACCAGTCTACTATCCCTAATCATGTCCTTAATGCTCCTATGTATCAGCAAGCTCTTAATGTACAGGCTCATCTAATGGTTAATTCCAGGTCTGATATGGTTAAGATGCAAGCAGCTAACAGTATTCTTACACACCTTAAGCCTCCTGAGACTATTAAGATGGAACTGGATATAGGGTTGAAAGAGAATGATGCTATAGCTGATTTGAGAAAAGTTACTCAAGAGTTAGCTGCTCAGCAGAGATTAGCTATTAGTTCTGGAATAGTATCCAGTAAAGAGATAGCAGAGAGTGTTATTATAGAGGCAGTATTAGATGAGTAATGTAGAACCTAAGGCAGAATTAGAAGACTTGTTAAAAGAGGTAGACTATCTAGCTATGTCTAATCATATCCCTACTGAATTTGCTTTAGAGTTCATTACTTTTATTAAACTGGTAAATGGTGAGGGTGGGGAAGAGCATAAATCTCCTATTATTCATTTAGATATGTTAGACCAGGTAGTAGAGCATGATGAGAATCTCTTTGTTAGTTTCAGAGGGAGTGCTAAGACCACTGCTCTGCATGAGTATATGTATCTATACTTAGCTACTTATGGCGGTATACCTAAATTTGGCGAGGTTAATGTAGCTATATATGTATCTGATACCATAGATAATGGTGTTAAGAGTATGAGACAGAACTTGGAGTTTAGATACAATAAAAGTGAATTCTTACAGAAATATATTCCTTTTGCCAAGTTTACTGATGTTAGGTGGGAGTTTAGGAATCTAGCTGGTAAATACTTCTGTGTTAGAGGTTTTGGAGCCAGTACAGGAGTTAGAGGATTTAAGGAGTATGGAGAAAGACCTACATGGTGTGGATTTGATGACCTTATGAGTGATAAGAATGCTGAATCTGCTACTATTACAAGAGATATTAAGAATATTGTATATAAGGCAGCAAGGCAAGCATTACATCCATCTAAGAGAAAGATATTATGGACAGGTACTCCATTTAATAAGAAAGACCCTTTATATAATGCTGCATCATCTTCTGCATGGAATACAAGAGTATATCCTATATGTGAGAGATTTCCTTGTGAAAGAGAAGAGTTTAGGGGAGCATGGGAAGATAGGTTTGACTATGACTTTGTAAAGAATGAGTATGAAAAACTATTAGCAAATGGAGAAATAGCTTCATTTAACCAAGAACTTATGCTTAGGATTATCTCTGATGAAGATAGATTGGTACAGGATGATGATATTATTGAATTTGATAGAAATGCTGTCTTAACTAAAAGAAATCACTATAACTTCTATATTACAACAGACTTTGCTACTTCAGAGAAAGAAAGTGCTGACTTCTCTGTTCTATCTGTTTGGGCATACAATAATAATGGTGATTGGTTATGGGTAGATGGTGTAGTGAAAAGACAACTTATGGACCAGAATATAGATGATTTATTTAGATTCGTATCTATGTATAGTCCATTAAATGTAGGTGTAGAGATTTCTGGTCAACAGGCAGGATTTGTTACCTGGATAAAAAATGAGATGATAAACAGAAATATCTTCTTTAATTTAGCTAAGGATGAAGGTTCTAATAAAGAAGGATTAAGACCTACTACCAATAAGATGGCTAGGTTCATGACTGTAGTTCCTCTATTTAAAGCTAAGAAGATATGGTTTCCAGAAGGAATGAAAAATAGTGTTCAGATGAGAGAAGCTATGGATGAGTTACGGAATGCCTCTGCTAGTGGGTTTAAGTCGAAGCATGATGACTTTGTAGATACTATTAGTATGTTGAGCTTAATGCAGGCATTTAAACCCTCTATGACCGATTCTCTGGAATATAATGAAAAATCTCATATATGGGAAGATTTAGAGGAAGATGATACTCAGGTAAACTCTTATATATTTTAAGATACAATAGGGAAAATTAGAGTATAAAAGGACAACTTATGTCACTAGGACGAGATGTAAAAAATACAGCAGTACAAGCTTTCCCCACTCATCAAGGAACTTTCGTTGGTATAGCAGATGACCAGCATTGTTCAAATAAAGTTATTCATATAGCAGCGGATGGAGACCTTACACTTCACTTTGCAGCAGGAGATGTAGACTATACAGATATAACAGCTCCTTGGGATACTCAAGCAGCAGAGAACTGTACTGGATGTACTTCAACAGCTACAGTCTATATTAGCTAAGGTACTATCATGTACTTTGGTTTTATTTTTGGACTTGGAACAGGAACATCTCTTAAAGCTAATATCTGTATCCCTACTATAGGAACAGATGGTACTAAGCATGGTTTCCTAAAAGACTCTTTCGGTACTATCACCCCAAATGCTACCTTAGAAGGTGTAGACATCTATGAGGCTACCTGGCAAGCAGATGGTACTTTTATTATCTCTTTCGGAGATGGTGCAACTCAAATCCCTAATGTAACTAGAATACTTGTAGTCCACCATACTGTACCAGACGGCAACATGGCAATATGGAACAGTTCAACCAGTCAGTATGAATTTATAGATTCTACACTTGCTAATTACATCATTGATGAAGGACTAACAGAGATATGTTTCTATGTGGAACTTATACCAGATGAGCTTGTAAGACTATCTATGGGTAACATACAAATAGGTACAAAGGTTTAATATGAAATATGGAATACCTATGTTTGATAAAAAGGTCTTAAAAGAAGAGATGAAAATCTTTAAAAAGATGGAAAAGAACCCAAAAGATAAAATCAAACTACAAAAAGAATTAGATGATGGTAGAGCTAAACGTAAAGAAAAGTTCAAGTTACCTAAAGTCATTGAAACTACCAAGAAAGGTAAAAAATGGAGTATGTAGAAAATCATGATATAGGAACTACATTTGTACCTAATGAAGCACTTGGTGTTTCTCCTGCTTATGAAGAAAAAGCTTATAGTGCTAATCATACAGCTTTAAATGAAGATGGGGATACAGGACAAAGTGTACCTGTAAAAATACATCAT